ATTTCTCCTTCATTAATATCTTCCAACGCAAAAACTCCTAACCCGTGAATTGGACTACTCTCAACATAGATTTTAGATGGTGTGTTTATCCTCATAAAAAATTTTACTTTAAATATAGTTATAATTAAAGTATTTATCAATATGGAAAAATTAGTCCCTATTACTCGTTTAGGTAAATTCTTCGGTGGCGAAGATTATACGTTGGATATTGGTATGGGTGAGGAGTGGTTGGTAGGTGATATGAACTTTACAATCATTCTTTATAGAATTGATAGATACAAAACCAAAACGGATGATGTTTATGGTGAGGTATTAGAAGACGGAATCCAATTCTTGGCTCCTGTTGAGTTAAAAGGATTGGTTCAGGTTATGGCACCTGCAAGTAAAAACTATGGTAATTCAAAAATTGAATTACAAGAACCTGGTAATATGAAGTTTTCAATATACCAAAAAACTCTTGAGGATTTAGGTGTTGAGATATTCCAAGGGGATTATATTGGATATTATGAGACGGAGGATAGGGTTAGATATTACGTGGTGTCTGATGACGGATATGTTAGGTCAGACAATAAACACACTTATGGTGGATATAAACCGTTCTACAGAACAATAAACGCCACTTTTGTAAGTGAAAATGAATTTAGAGGAATATAATGGGATTTCCAAAACAAGTTAAACCAACACTACCTTTAGTACCAAAAAAGATTCTTTCCGAAAGAAGAGAACAACTCCTTGAGTATATCAAAGAAGACGGTACCTATTTGCCTAAGTCAGTATTACATGCCGATTTGGATAGAGGTATGTTAGACTTTGTTAAAGAAGATTTAAAAGTTGTTACTGCGGGAAAGATTGTCCCAATGGTTGATATTATAATTACAACTCAAAATTGGGCACAATATGTTGAGACCGCTTTGTTTGTTGATTTGGATTATAATCCATCCCCACCTTTTATTACTGTTGTAAGAAGCCCCGAGGTTAAATACGGAACAAACCCATCACTACAATATACAATACCTAATAGAAAACAATTTTATTATGCTTCAGTTCCAACTTGGAATGGTAATGAACAAGGTATGGACATATACACAATACCTCAGCCAGTTCCTGTTGATATCAACTATAGTGTGAAAATCATTTGTAATAGAATGAGAGAGTTGAACCAACTTAATAAAATTATTATGCAAACGTTCTCATCAAGACAAGCGTATACTTTTATCAAAGGTCAATACGTTCCAATTATTATGAATAATGTTGCGGATGAATCTCAAATGAGTTTGGAGTCAAGAAAGTATTATGTTCAAAGTTATGACTTCACAATGTTAGGATATCTTATTGATGAAGAAGAGTTTGAAGTTAAACCAGCAATTCAAAGAGTTACTCAGTTATTTGAAATTGATAATAACAGATTAAGTAAGAGAAGACAACAATTTCCCGAAAATCCTGATGATTTTAAAAATGATTTTTTATTTGTTGTTGGAAATACAACCTTGGTTGACGTTATTGATTTTACTGCAAATATGGCTTTGGTTGGAACTGAAAATATTTTAAGTTATGATGTTTACATTAATAACGATTATTATGGTAGTAACGTTAACTTAATTCAAATTACAACTAACGATACTTTGAGAATACAAGCCTTTAAAAACGACTATAGCTTGGAGGCAAAAATTATCTTTGAAAACAAGTTAGTTTAACCTTCACCATAGATATCTCTCTTTTCCTTACACTTTTCCATAATTAAATTCTCGATAAATTTATAAATCTTAATTCCCCTTTTATCACAGTATTTTTTCAATACCTCGTGAGATTCAGGTGATATCTTTAGATTCTTTATTTCTTTCTTTGTTTTCATAGGTAGAAAAAAGGCAGAATTAAATCATACCGTTTACAAATACATATCCAAAAGTCAAGTTTTTTGTGTTAGTAATGAATATTTATCATTAAAATAAATCTGCAACAGAATTAATTAATAATGGCAACAGCACAAGCAAACAAAAAGGTGTACGTTTCACCTGGTGTATACACTTCTGAAACGGACTTATCGTTCGTAGCCCAAAGCGTGGGTGTAACGACTTTAGGTGTGGTTGGGGAAACTATAAAAGGCCCCGCTTTCGAACCAATTTTTATAACTAACTACGATGAGTTCCAAGCCTATTTCGGTGGTACAGAACCAGTGAAATTCGTGAACACACAAATCCCTAAGTATGAAGCTGCGTATATCGCAAAATCTTACTTACAACAATCAAACCAATTATTCGTAACAAGAGTATTGGGTTTATCAGGATATGATGCGGGTCCATCTTGGAGTATCTCTGTAACTGCGAATGTTGACCCTTTAACAATTGGGTTTACTTCGTCATCAGCTGCTACACCATTTACCGCAACATTTACGGGAAGTGCATCTGCAAATACAATCACTTTCTTAGATACAACAGAATTACCTTCAGAGGTTGAAGCTAACTTAAATGTTCAATACAGATTGGCAGATGGAAGTACTTCAACTTTACAATCTGATTTTAATACTTACATCAGTCAAATTGCTGACACAACATCATTATCTGCAAACACGTCGGTAATGTATGGTTCAATACCTGCTGAAGATTGGTATTCGTTGGTTAATCAATACAGTAATCTTAAAAACGTTTATGGTGTTCCAGGAGATGGTGAAATTCAATATAACGATTTAAGTTCGGGTTCTAATGATTCTTGGTATTATGCTAACTTTGAGAACTATTCAGGTGATAACTATTCAGGTTATTCTTTTGATTACATTGTTAATACTTTATCTGTTAATGGAGATGTGGTTACAGGTACAATATCTGGTAATACATATTCATTCTCAGGAACAGCATATAGTGAATATAATAATATGGTTGTTGCAACTTTACGTTCGAGAGGTATTGCTTTATTCAATAATAGTTCTGATTCTGAAAATCACGGACCTATCTATGAAACTACAGGTTTAACTATGGTTTGTGACGGAGCGTATTCTGGTGTAAGTAAAGACCCTTACGGTACATTCTTAATATCAGGTATTACTAACGATAACAACACGTTCCAATTTGAAACATCATTATTGGCTTCTTCTTCAAAATATCTTACAAAAGTATTTGGTGTTGATAATTTTGGTAAATCAAGATTTACGGTTCCTGTTTATGTTGAGGAGGCTTATCAAGCTTCTTTAAATATTGCATATTCTCAAGGATATATCAGAGGAATTAATTGTAATTTAATTGATTTACCCGATGCTAGAAGTGAAATTAATACATCAATCGCTTACAAATTAGAAAGATATCAATCACCTGAAACTCCGTTCTTAGTATCCGAGTTAAGAGGTAATAAAGTTTATGATTTATTTAAATTCATTTCAATATCTGATGGAGATGCTGCAAACACAGAAGTTAAAGTGTCTATCGCAAACCTTTCATTTAACAACATGTCTTTCGACGTATTAGTTAGAAACTTCTTTGATACAGATTCTAACCCTGTTGTAATTGAAAAATTCACTAACTGTAATTTAGACCCATTATCTAACAACTTTATTGGGGTTAAGATTGGTACATCAAACGGTGAGTATGCTTTGATTTCAAAGTATATTATGGTTGAGATGTCTCCAACAGCTCCAGTAGATGCATTACCTTGTGGATTCCGTGGATACACTCAAAGAGAGTATGAAAATCTTTCTACATATCCTTCACCATATATTCAATATAAAACAAAATATTTCTATCCAGGTGAAACAATTGCTAATCCTCCTTTCGGTGGAGCGGGTAATACAACAGAATCTGCTGGTGATGTCGTAAGAAGAAGTTATTTAGGTTTCTCAACACAATATGGTGTTGATGAGGCTTTCTTACAATATAAAGGAAAACAAAATCCACCTAATTGGATTAGTAACCCAACTCAAGAGGCTATACCTTGGAACGTTGTTAGTAAAGGTTTCCATATGGACTCAGGTGCTACGGTTGTAACAATCGCTAACACTTTACAAACAAGTGGTCAAACAGCTTTTGAATGTGGAGATGCTGATTTCAGAACAGACCCAGAATTCCAAGAAAATCCTTATTACTTTATTTACGCAAGAAAATACACAGTATGTTTTGCGGGTGGATTTGATGGTTGGGATGTCTATAACGAACATAGAACAAATGAAGATAGATTCCAATTAGGTTCTAGTGGTTTCTTAGCGGGAGCTTATCCTTCTTCAAGATACCCAGCGGCAACAGGAGAAGGTTTATTCAAAAGAATTGTTGTTCAAAATAACACACAAGACTTTGCAAACACGGACTACTACGCTTACTTACTTGGTATTCTTACTTACGCAAACCCTGAATCTACAAATATTAACGTATTTGCAACTGCAAGTATTGACTATATTAACAACTCCAACTTATGTGAAGAGGCAATTGATATGATTCAATTCCAAAGAGCTGATTCGGTTTATATCGTAACAACTCCTGACTATAACATGTATACTCCTGATGCTTCAAGTCAACTTGATGTAATCTATTCTCAAGAAGCGGTGGATAACTTAGATAACACAGGAATTGATTCTAACTATACAGCAACTTACTATCCTTGGATTTTAACAAGAGATACAGTTAACAATACACAAATCTACTTACCACCAACAGGTGAAGTTTGTAGAAACTTAGCTCTAACAGATAATATCGCATTCCCTTGGTTCGCATCAGCGGGTTACACAAGAGGTCTTGTAAACTCAATCAAAGCTAGACAAAAACTAACTCAAGAAGATAGAGATACATTGTATCAAGGTAGAATCAACCCTATCGCTACTTTCTCTGATGTTGGAACAGTAATTTGGGGTAACAAAACTTTACAAGTTGCTGACACAGCTCTTAACAGATTGAATGTTAGAAGATTGTTGTTACAAGCTCGTAAGTTGATTTCAGCGGTGGCTGTAAGATTATTGTTCGAACAAAACGACCAAATCGTTAGACAACAATTCTTAGACAGTGTTAACCCAATCTTAGACTCTATCAGAAGAGACAGAGGTTTATACGATTTCCGTGTAACAGTTTCATCTTCTCCTGAAGACTTAGACAGAAATACACTTACAGGTAAGATTTACTTAAAACCTACGAAGGCTTTAGAATTCATCGACATCGAATTCTTCATCACTCCAACAGGAGCTTCGTTTGAAAATATCTAATAAAAAATAGGGGGGAGTTAATCTCCCCCTTTTAGCCAATATGAGAAGAATAGTAGAAGGATTTAAATCAGAGCATACACCAGATATGAAATATTATGCATTCGATTGGGATGATAATATTGTTCACATGCCGACTAAAATAGTTTTGAAGACTGAAGACGGTGATGAGGTAGGTATGAGTACTGATGATTTTGCAGAGTATAGACAGGACATTGGAAAAAAACCATTTGACTATAAAGGTGAAGTGGTTGTTGGTTTTGCTGATGACGCTTTTAGAAACTTCAGAACTGCGGGAGATAAAGATTTTTTGATTGATGCGATGACGGCTAAAAAAGGTCCTGCATTTGATGACTTTAAAGAGGCTATCAATAACGGTTCGGTTTTTTCAATAATCACTGCAAGAGGTCACAACCCAAGTACTTTAAAAGAAGCGGTTTATAATTACATCATCAATGGATTTGGTGGTATAGATAAAGACCAACTAGTTAAGAATCTTAAAAAATATAGAACATTTTCTGATGAAGAAGATATGTCTGATGATGATTTAATTAGGTCTTATTTAGAACTTAATAGGTATCACCCTGTATCGTTCGGTAATGATGGAAGTGCTGCAAGTCCTGAAGAATTAAAAGTAATGGCGATGGATGAATTTGTGGACTATGTTAAAGGATTAGCATCATTACTTAATAAAAAGGCTTATTTAAAGAAAGATATAGGTAATAGATTCATACCAGAGCAACCTAAAATAGGTTTTTCAGATGATGATTTAAAGAATGTAGAAAAGATAAGTAAGCATTTTAAAGATAAACCAGATAATATAGTAAAAACTTATTCTACTGCTGGAGGAATTAAGAAGGAATATAAATAATGAATATTAATTTCTAACCACAAAGTAAATAGAAATATTTTTGATAAGACTATATTTATAAGATATAAAATAAAAAAAACAAAATTATAATAACATGGCTGATTTACTAATGAAAATGCCGATTCCTTACGAACCGAAACGTCAGAACCGATTCATCTTGAGGTTTCCTTCAAGTTTGGGGATTAATGAGTGGTTCGTGGAAAGTACGAAAAGACCATCTATCAAAATTGCTTCAACAGAAATACAATTTTTAAATACATCAACATATGTTGCAGGTAGATTCAACTGGGACGAAATGACAGTTAAGTTTAGAGACCCAATTGGACCGTCAGCGGCTCAAGCTCTTATGGAGTGGGTTCGTTTACACGCAGAGTCTGTAACAGGTCGTATGGGATACGCAGCAGGTTATAAGAAAGACATTGACTTGGAGATGTTAGACCCGACAGGTGTTGTTGTTGAAAAATGGATTCTTTACGGAACCTTCCTAACAAGCGTGGACTTCGGTTCTTTAGGGTATTCAACAGACGCTTTAGCAGACATCACAGCAAGTCTTCGTCCTGACCGTTGTGTGTTGGTTTACTAATACTATTTATAAAAAATCAATAGAAACTATATTTAACCGTAAAGACATAAACTTTACGGTTATTTTTTTATATGGACAATCAAACATCAAATTACGCACAATCTAATTTCACACTCCCTCATGACGTGGTACCATTACCATCACAAGGAGTGTTTTATAAAAACAAAAAGAAATCTGTTAAGGTGGGTTATCTTACCGCTGCAGATGAAAACATTCTTTTATCAGGTGGCGAAGATATTACTACTAATTTAATTAGAACTAAACTATATGAACCAGACATTAGAGTCGAGGATTTATTAGAAGGTGACGTTGAGGCAATCCTTGTTTTCTTAAGAAATACATCATTTGGACCTGAAATCACATTAAATGTGACAGACCCTAACACAAGAAAGGTATTTGAAACAAACGTTGTTTTAGATGAATTATCTATTGTGAATGGTCAAGAACCATTAGAAGATGGAACATTTATAATTACATTACCAAAATCAGAGGCGACTATTAAAATAAGACCAATGACATATGGTGAAATAATGGACATTAACAAAATGGCTGAGTCATATCCACAAGGAAGAACAGTACCAAGAGTTACTTGGAGATTAAATAAACAAATTGTTGAAATAAATGGAAGTCAAGATAAAGGAGAGATTGCCAAGTTTATTGAACAAATGCCAATCATGGATTCCAAATTCATAAGAAAATTTATGGATGACAACGAACCAAGATTAAACATGAATAGAGTAGTAACAACCCCATCAGGAGATAGACTGACAGTTAACGTCGGTTTTGGGGTGGAATTTTTTCGTCCTTTCTTCTGATTATAGAAAAGGTCAATTAGATGAATTTTATTATTTGAGTACACTAATGAATGTTGCATGGCAAGATTTTGAAAAAATGCCAATTTTTGTAAGAAAATATTTGTTGGATAAATGGATTGAAGAACACAAGAGGGACTAAAAAAATAGTCCTTCTTCTATTTATAAGAAAAACACTTTAATGGCAGAGAAAAAAGAATCCGCGGAAGAGTATGGTAAATCAATGTCGGATGCCATATCCTTTGGTTCGGAACAATGGATAGGTGCTGTTGGACAAATGCTTGAGGCGGGTAACGAACTTACCAAAGCCTTCACACAATCTCGTGCCAGAGTAAGTGAGATGATGACGGCTGTTAATGAGGCTGCTCCGAGAATGAGAAGACTTGGTGCTAGCTTTGAACAGACAATGTCTACGATGAAAGAAATTGCTGTGGCTACAGGTAAAAATACTTTAGCTTCGGCAGATAGTGTTGCTAAATTATATGCAACTTCTATAGTTCTAGAACAAAGTACAGGAACTATAGTCAAAAACTTTGAAGGTGCGGGGATTCAATTTGGTGTTGTCGGTGCACAATTAGAAGAGGCTACCAACAGTGTTCGAGATATGGGGTTAAATGCCAAAGAAGTAATGCAAGATGTGGTTACAAACGCATCAAATCTCAATAAGTTTAATTTCGAGGGAGGTGTTCAAGGGTTAACAAGAATGGCGGCGAGAGCAGCTCAATTGAAAATTGACATGAATACCGCTCTTGATTTTGCTGACAGAATGATGGACCCCGAAAATGCAATTGAAATGGCATCCGCATTCCAAAGACTTGGTGTTACAGCTGGAAACCTCGCAGACCCATTTGCATTAATGAATCAATCTATTAATGACCCGGGTGCGTTACAAGAAAGTTTAGCAAAAGTTGGTAAACAATTCACATACTTTGACGAGAAAACAAAATCCTTTAGAATTAATCCCCAAGGGATATTGACGTTAAAACAAATGGAGAAGGAGGCTAATTTGGCTGGTGGTACACTATCTAAAGCAGCTTTAGCCTCTGCGGAGCTAGATAAAAGACTTTCAAATATTAATCCTAGCATTAATTTCAAAGATGAATCAGACAAACAATTCTTAAGTAATTTATCTGAAATGGATGCGTCTGGTAACTATGTTGTTAAAATTAGTGACCAAGAAACTAAAAAACTTAGTGATGTAACCCAACAAGAATTTGATAAGTTAATTACTGAACAAAAGAATCAGCCTAAGTCAATGGAAGAGATTGCCAGAGCTGGTATGAAAACAAGTGATATTATTAGAAATGATGTTACAGCCATTAAAGAGGCGGTTGTTAGAGGCGCGGTAGGAACAACGGTAGTTAAAGACAATTTTGAGGCATATAGAAAAATTACCACAACACCAACGGGTATTTTATCTGACAAAGTAGGTAGAACTGAAATTTTTAATAAACAGTTTGAAACACTTAGTAAATCAATTAGAGATGCTGCTGGAGAATTAGTCAAAAGTGATGGAAAATCTATGGGTGATGTGTTGAAAGATTTAGGTAGTAAATTTGGAAAACAAGGTGATGATGTTAAAAAGATTGTTGAACAACTTGGTATTTCTGTTTATAAAGATATTAAAGGAAAAGATTTAAGTTATAGGTCTTCTGAAATAGGTGATTTAGCAAACAAGGCATTAAGAGGACTTGAATCGTATATTGATGACACTAGTTTTGGTAAAAAAGCCGCAGCAACAGGTACTAAGAGTGGTACAACAGTAAAACCAACAAGTGGAAAATCTTCATTACTTGAAGGAACTGATGCATTTACAAGTAGTACAAGCAAAGACAAAACATTAACATCAACAGTAAATCAAACCGTTGATTATAGTGGAACAATCGTATTCAAAGTTGACGCACCAGCTGGTGTTAGTACACAATACCTTACAGACTTTTTGAATAGTGAAAAATTCAAGGAGCAGATATACACATATGTTCAAGAAAAAAACAAACAAAAAGAAAAGACGAAGTAATTCCACTTCAGAAAATTATCAATTAACCTATTTATAATAAAAGTATTGAATGGGTAGTCCCTTAGATTTAGTTAGTTCGGAAGCGTTTAGAAAGAAACTCATCACGAGAAATTTGACACCTTATGCTAAGGCGCCAAATAGACCTACGTTTGGGACTAACTATGAATACATACAATCTGATACTTCAGTAGTAGACAGTCCTGACCAACTTATAGACGAGCCATCGTTCGCAAATAAGTTATATCCATTAAACCGATATGGTAATGAAGGTGGATATCAACAAGCCCCCGACCCCAACGCCAACTTAAACACCAAATCTAACGAAGGTGAATATGGTTTCCAAGATGCAAACATCCTTGATGAGGCGGGACCTGAAGCCAAGAATTGGAGAAAGGTTAATGCGTTTGGTAGTGGTAGTGAACAACTATATGATAGTTCTGAATTTATTCAGACGTTCGAAACAATCAGCCCCAACGGTAGTTTAAGATACTATAATAACCAACCATACCCAAACTTTAATCCATCATCTTATGGACCTGTGGGGATATTATTGTCACCTGACCCTCAAGGTAGTAACGGTCTATTAAGTTCTGACTCTTATCTTGCTCGTTTAGGTGCTTACACATTAAGAAAGGGTTTTGAAGCAAGAATTGCCACAGGCATTATTCAACAAACAGTCGGTAGAGCCAATGCGTTTAATGTAAGAAGTGGTACTGATGTATTGAATTTAGTTACAGGTAGAGTTCCTTTAATTGAACCTAACTATACTATTACCGCACCATCAAACCCGATAATTGCGGCAACTGACTTTGCGTTAAGACTTGCGGGTAGCACCATCCCGACATCTACAATCCCTGGTTCATACTTCGATGCAAGTATCAATTCAGGTCAACCAACAACAATCCAACAATTAAGCGCTGCGTTCCTTAAAACATCTGTCGGTAAATCATTCAGTAGACTATTGGGCGGCGATAAGACAGGTTCACAGTTATTCTTAAACAATACAGGTGGAGGTCAAAAGTCGAGATTATTCGGTAACATTGATTACAACAAATACAAGCCAAGTTACGACAGAACATTGTTTGATAGAGCGGCAGGTGCTCTTGTTGGTTCTACAACAAACAATAGTAACTTCTACGTAGGTTCGACAACATCTGACCCATCAAGAGTGTTCTCACCGGGTGGTGATATACCTGTTAATCAGTTTGGACAAGAACAACAATCACCGGTATATGGACCATCAGAGTTGGCTCAGTTATATGAAGGACCAAGTAAGGAGGTTAGACTTGGTGCTAACGGACCAATATACAGTAATGGTGGTGGTATTGAAGGAGGGTTTACTTGGGTATCTCCGAAGTATAAGGGGAATGCCGGATTTAAAGTTGGTATTGGCGGTGCGATTGCTTCTCAAGACCAAGACTTTAAACCATCGTCGTATAACAGTACTGAATCAACAAACAGAACATATAGAGAAGGTTCAATACTTGACGATACCCAAAGAATTATCACGAGCCAACCTCAAGGAGGAAGGAGACTACAACATGTAGGTAATGCCATCGACCAAGTGAGTAAGGTCTTCCACGACGGTTACAAAGAGATTACAAAGGGTTCTAAGGTATTGACCTATGTCGGCGCAATCGGACAGGAAGTAGGAACCGAATATTGTCGTATTTTTGCTAAGGATGTTCCTTATTTGCAATACAATGATTTGCAGAAAAGAAATGGTATGACAACCGAAGGTAGAAAGTTTGCTTATTCTGTTATGGATAAGACTTGGAACTTAAACATCTATCCTAACAAACAAGAAGGAGGTCAAGATTCAACTAATCTTATTGGTACCGTTAACGATGCCTACGCCAAGAAATATATGTTCTCAATTGAAAACTTGGCTTGGAGAACGTCAAATACACCAGGTTTTTCTGTTGCTGATTTGGCTGTTTGTGAAAGAGGTCCTAATGGTGGTAGAGTAATGTGGTTTCCACCTTATGGATTAACCTTTAGTGAAAACGTGTCTGCTAACTGGAAAGGTAATGACTTCCTTGGAAGACCTGAACCAATCTATACATATACTAATACAAACAGAACAGGTAGTCTTACTTGGAAAATAGTTGTTGACCATCCATCGGTATTAAACGTTATTGTTGATAAAGTATTAAAGAACGAATCAAATAAGACAAGAATTGATAGTATTATCGATTCATTCTTTGCGGGATGTAGAACTTATGACTTATATGAATTGGCTAAGAAGTATTATACAATTAATCCAAACGATTTATATCAGTTACAACAGGCGATTTCTTCAAAGGAGTTGACAAAGGAACAATTGACATATGCAATTAAGACAGTTCAATCAGGAAACAATTCAACACCTGGTACACAACCTGTGTCACCAAGTGACACACCAATATCATTTACGGAATATAATAATATGGGGTTTTATTTTGAAAATGATGTCCCAAAGAAAAACGAGACACCCGCAAATTTTGCCTCAGAATACGCCGCGTATAGTGGTAATGTTTTAAGTGGTACTTACACAAAAAAATCAACAACAAAAGAGACAACATCGTTTTTTAATAGCGTGGTTACACCTAACTATACCAAAATTCAAGAGTTATGTAATTTAATAGCAAAGGCATTCGTAAATGTTACTCCTGAATCAACTATGACAATTACAGTTGATTCTAGTTGTTCTGCACCAGCAACAGTACAATATAATAAAGACTTATCGGTAAGAAGAATTAACGCAGCAATACAATTTTTTGCAACAAATCCTGCAACAAAAAAATTATATGATGATAAAAAATTACTTGTTGTATCAGGTATTGGGTCTGGAGAAACATTAACGAGTGTTTTACAATATGATGACCAAGCTAAAAAATTTATTAAAGGACCAACTTTAAGTTGTACCGATAGTGACCCAAATGCCAAAGGAGGAGATACTATGTCTTCAACTGAAGTGTATACAACAAACGCTATGGCTTGTAGAAGAGCGTCTATTAAAATAAATGCAGCAAATTTAAATCGAACACCAGCTCAACCAATCGCTGGAGTAACACCTCAGACCCAACCTAGTACACAAGATTATCTTGTTGGTACGGTGACACCTGTGACAACAACTGTCCAAACTGTTGAAGAATCATGGGTTGAAAGAGATAATATTACCAAAAGAGTATTAAGGTCTTTATTATCAGAATGTAACTACTTCGAAACTATTAAGGAAGAAACCCCTATGGTTTATGATAATTTAAAAGAGAAGTTAAAGTTTTTCCAACCAGCGTTTCATTCAATGACACCTGAAGGTTTAAACACAAGACTAACATTCCTTCAACAATGTATGAGACCTGGTGACACAATCCCAACAATTAAAACTGTTGGACAAACAAACGAACTTCAATACAACAATGCGGTTAATACAGCCTTCGGAGCACCACCTGTTTTAGTGTTAAGAGTTGGTGATTTTTATAACACTAAAATTATTCCAACATCATTGGCACTTACTTATGAGGAGTTAGATATTAATCCTGAAGGTATAGGTATTCAACCAATGATTGCTAACGTAACTTTAGCGTTCAATTTTGTTGGTGGTAGTGGATTAAAAGAATCTGTTGATAAATTACAAAACGCCTTAACATTCAATTATTATGCTAATACAGAAATGTATGATGAAAGAGCGGATGTTACTGATGATAGTTACAAAGTGATTGATAAAGATTTCTTAAAATCTATTGGCGCACAAGCACCCCCACCAACAGTTAATCAAACACAAGACAACAACCCACAAACAAACGAAAGTACGATTGGTGAAGTAACATTTAACGCAATTACATCCTCAGGAGAAACAGGCAATATCAATTATAAAAAATATATGGATGGATTTGTTGCTCAAACGCAAACTTATTTCCAAACATTTGTGAATAAGAGTAAAGAATGTGTTAGGCAATATAACAATGCCATGTTACAAAACTGGACTTGTGAAAGAAATTATGTTAACGGAAAATTATTGGCGGATACGGATAAAGATGTTTTGATTATTGGTAAACCAGCAAACGTTCAAACAAGAATTGATAATGTATTCAAAGATTATGTGGCGGACATCGAGAGTGATGACAAAACAACCCAAGACAGATTCATCAATTTTATGTCATCAACTAGTAAAGGATTCAGTCCGAAAGTTATTAGACAATTAAGAATGAATTTGAAAAATTTTGTTGTTGGTAAAAAAGGGAGTTATCTAAATGCGGTGTCAACACTGACACAAGATATTACTAATCAACAACAGACATATATTCAATATTTAACAAGGGCTAATGTTTTACCTTTTGAAGCATCCACAGGGTCTGGTGTTGGTACTGATGGATTACAAGAAAAGAATGGTAATGTTAAGATATACAATATTAGTGGAACAACAAAAGTTTTTAAAACTGATGAGGCGGCTAATACGTTTATTGAGTTAGAAAAAGATATAAGAAAAATTGGTACAGGAATTACAGCATATTATGTGGCGGTGGTTAAAGAAAATAGTGTTACTTATGGTTCTAAAACATACAAAGGAAAACTATTATATGGTGATGACGGAGAACAAACGACTTATGATAAGTACTTAAAACCAAACGTATTCATACAATTTAGTACGGATGCAGATTTTGACTTTTTATCATTTAAAAGAATGTATATGATTTTATCACCTGAAATAACTGATGATAAAAGATACCAAACCTTTAAGAATGCGATAATTGGTAATATAATTAAGAACACAGATATACTTGGTAGTGGAAGTATGGATGTTGAGGCGCAGTTTGATGGTTATTGGTTACAAATTGCAAAACCTAAATTCACTGAAGAAAATGCAATAACTAACGCGTTTATTGATGGTATGGAAAAAGGTATATTAAAAGATTTTATTAAGTACACTCCATTCCCATCAAAGACGAGAGAGTTTACTTATGAGAAATCGGCATCTTCAATAGCTGGTCAGAAAGATTTAATTAATGGTTTGGGTAGAGTTTTAGCAAACACAAACAAAATAAGTTGGAACAACCCAGATAAAGAAGCCCGAGTATACGTAGCAAAATTAAAACTTAACTAATGGCATATTCATATTATAATCGATACAGTGAATTCATCATCAATGGTGAACAGACTGTTGTGCCATTTGTTAATATACCATCAAAACCAACAGACCAAACCTTTATTTATAAAGTAGGTAGAAGTAGGTTGGATAAAGTTTCTCAAGAATTTTATAATGCTCCATACTTTAGTTGGTTAATATTACAAGCAAATCCTGAATTTGGTGGATTAGAAAATAATATTTATGACGGTGCAGTATTGATTATTCCATTTCCTCTCATAGCTTCCTTACAGGACTATAAAGGTGCGTTAGAAAATTATTTTTATTATTATGGCAGGTAACCTACAAGCTGATAACAGCGGGAATATATTAGTGGATTTTGATTATAATAATCTTATTGTGGTTGACCCAAATAAGACTATTGATAATATGGGTAAAATCCGAGAAAGACTTGTAGACCACGAGAATTTGGTTATGTATGCAAATCTTGAAGCGGAAATTATTCCAAGAACAAAATTATCGGTGGGAGGAAGTCCTGAAGATAGAATTAGAACAATATCTGTTGCTAAAATTAATTTTCTAAAACCAACTAAAAATAATTCTTTAGGTACGGGTTATTATGATGAATTAACAGGAGAAAATTCTACAAAATTTCAAGCGGTTAATCAACCTAAAGAAAGTGTAATTAATTTTGGAAACGGTGAAAAACCATACATAAAAAATAGTGTTGCGGATGAAACCAACGTTATTGATACAGGTTTATTAGGTATTACAAGTATTAATATTAGAACGGGTACATCCTTTATTCCAAGTGTTGATATCGAGCTTGAGGACATTCAGGGAAAAGCGTTATTTGAACTTGGTAATAATTCACCCTACGCTGCTTTTTTTAACCTACCATATTGTCCGTTTTATTTAACCTTAAAAGGCTATTATGGACAGGCAATAAGATATCAATTAAATCTGCACACATTTAATGCGAGATTCAACTCATTCAGTGGGAACTATCAAGTAACATTAAATTTTAAGGGATATAAGTTCAATATCTTAAATGAGATTGCATTCGGTCATTTATTGGCTGCACCTCACATGTACTCTCAAAGATTTCAAATAACACAATCTCCAACTGAAGGCCAAAATGCCAATGCATCAAAAGATGCTACCCAAATAGCTAATTCTGGTGTTGGTACGACAAGTACTAATAATGTAACTGCGGAAATCGTTGCGGAAAGAGGTTATCAAAAGGTTGTTGAGATTTATAGTGAGTATAAAGCCAAAGGATTAGTTGCTCCTGATTTTCCAGAATTGACGGTTCAACAATTAATGAATAAACTTGCAAACTTTGAACAAGCAATTGTTAACTCATATAAGAAATCAAATGTTGAACCATTAACTAACATTAGAACATATAAACAAAAACTAACTGATTATTTTGCAAATGTGAGAGGTTCTGAATCATCGTGGTTTAATACCTATTGTGATGTAAAACCAATAGTTTTAAGCGGAGGTCAAAATGTTTATGCGTTCAAAGCAAACATAGATGATGCAGCAAAGGCTGAGGCAAAATCAAAACTTTCTGATTTAGTTGCAAGATATAATATTGCGTTGGCGGAAAATCCGACATTAGGTAAAACCGGAACATCACCAATAACAAATCCAATAAAATACGACGATTTTTTCAAAGATGTTAATTATAGTGATATTTTATTAGAGGACACAGTAAGAAGTCAAACAGGAATTGTTCAACCAACAACTGCGGATACATTAAATGTTGTAACTAAATTACTTAAACAATTAAAACCTGCTTTTGAAGTTGAAAAAAATGCAACTCTTGATTCATTTAAGAGTATTGTTTTCCCACAATTTATTGTGTTTGAAGGTGACAAAAAGTTTGACAAGAATATTGCCAACATGGAGACACAGGCTAATGCTAAATTATCTGAGGTGGAAACATTATTGTCTGCAGACTTGGCGAGAAAAATTGAAGATAAAGCTACAGGGTTAGGTTTTAAACCTACAGTAAGAAATGTTATTGCTGTTCTTATGGCTTCCGCTGAGGCGTTTATTAGATTGATGGATGATGTTCATACTAATGCATGGAATGTAAAATACGACCCAATTAGAAAGGCGGCAATATTGGACAATCCATCATCCGCACCTGGTTCAGATACCGTACAGGTTGTTAAGATTTCAACATCTGCGCAACAATCAAATCAAGGATTATCTACCTCTCAAATACCCGTTTATCCTTGGCCTCAATTTTTTGTAGAAACCCCCGAAGATAAAAAAGGTAGGTTTCAATTAAAGTATCTTGCAGACCCTTCTGTGGTTAATCTTACTAAAGGTTATCTGTATGATAAATGGCCTGAGGTTGAATTTGTTGAAGAATATATGAGAGGATTGACTCAAAAATTTCAAAATCCTCTTACTCAACCATCAATAGGTACGGAAAATAAAACAATAATAACTAACGTTAATGCGATTGAATTTCCAAATGAGGGTATTGCATATCTTAATAAAGAAGAGATTAAATTCTTCTATGAAATTTGGGAGAGACAATATGTTACAGCGTTCTATTCAAATTACGTAAGGTTATTAGGAAACAATAATGGTACTGATGTATTTCAAAAATATAACACACTTTGTGAGTCATCGAATATTGTAAAAAGTTTAGGTGGAGGTTCACCATATTTAACCGTCAAGTTAAAGAACTTAGATATCAATGCCTCAAATTTCCAAACAACATTACAAACAATTTCCAACCAAGGGACTGGTAGAGCTTATCAAGATTTCATTAGAGACTTTTACATTACACCATATCTTAAAGCAATTACTGAAACTTCATTCTCTATTTTGGATGTAAATAATACAGGAAAAATACCAGTAGCAGCACCAGACCCAAAGGCTTTAACTGAGATTGTTAAGGGGGCGTATAACACTCCAATGTTATTAGATACGTATCCATTTACTGACCCTACATGGTGTTTACGTAATATGGATACTTCACCTAAAAATACTAATGATTTAGTTTATAATACAAATAAAACATATAAAGTTTTTTCGGATAATAATGTTATTGCTAATTTCAATGATATAACAAATTATAGTGTTAACAGACCAGTAACAAACTTTTCATATTTGAAAGTTTCAAACCCTTCAGATGGATTATCTAATAATACTTTAAGTTTCTTTTATACTTTCAGACAAATAAAAGACTTCTTCCCAACGGAAGGGTATTGTTATTTCCCATCACCGGTATCAACTTTTACGGCCCAAACAACGACATCAATTATTAACACCCCATTTTTTGTAAACGCAATTCAAAATGGTGTTTATAATCAAAGAAGAAGTGACTTATATCCATATGTTCAAGGGGCTTATCTTTTTATTAACTCTTTACCATTAATTTCATTAAGAGAAAGATATAAGACATACGATAATGGTAATGCCACTGATTTGGACTATATGGCATCCGTATTCAAAAAATTTGGTGCACTTCATAAAGTCCCTTACGCTTGGGTATTAAAGATGGGTTCTATTTGGCATAGATATAAAAGATATACAGAAACAGGTATTGATATATTAGATACTGCATGGACAAACTTTGATTATATTACTAACTACGACCCAGTAGGGGCTTCAGTTGCTCGTGAATATAGTTATCAAGTTAAAGGTGTTGATGGACAAATTACAACAGAAAAGATTGTTCTTCAAAGCGAAACAACAACCCGAATTACAATACAAAATGGATTCTACCCTAAACTTGTTAATGACTTCAACTACTTCTACAACGGATATGATTTATATCAAAACTATACAAACGAAGAAATACAACAAAGTTTGAATAGAGGGATGAGGTTATTCTCCATTAAAGAATCAAATATCAACTCGGTTCTTCAAGGGGATAAATACGTTGATGTTAAGCCTTTTAGTGTTATGATACCTGACTTAATTGATAACACAACTAAAGCTGAAGATGCTTGTGTTCCTGCTAATAATAGTGTTGGATTAGAATATTATGTTGTACCTTCTTTTGGTACTGTACTTAATCAAACTGCCGCACAGTGTATTAGTAACAATAGGACTGTTGTTAATTTAAGTAGTAACCAATCAATGTATAATGGAAGTGTCAGGACATTATGGGCGGCACCTAACTATGGGTATTTTGATTCAACAACTATCATTAAACCAAGGCCGGATTCTTATATGAACTATATTAATCCACTATCTTCAAATGTAACGTTATCTTCGAATCAATCACCAATGACACTTCTTTCGGGAGATACCTACTCTAAGATAGAGGAAATTTTTTCTGTGTTCGATAAGTCAATTTTAAATCAATTTGAACAAGAGTTTTTGAATTTCTGTAAACCAAACAACACTTTAAATGGGGCGTTAAGTGTTGTAGGTGTTGGACAATCACCAATAGATACCAATGCTAACTTTAAGAATTTCCAAGCGTTGATGAGAACCTTGATGACAGTACCGGCTCAAAACGGGGGAACTGAGGAACAATACTTTAAAGACACAGCGGCGACACAATCTCAAGTTTTTGCATCTAACATTAAAAGTTTTATGGAGTATGATGTTCTATTGAGATATGGTAATCCTGGAAATTATAATAGAAGAGTTTTCAATTCATTTATTAATGATGTTATAGACCCAATTAATTTTGGATTCTATCAAAAAGGAACGTTACCAACATTAGGGGGTAATGTTAGTCTTGCTCAAAGTCAGGCAAGTTATCCATTACAATGGGCCGCTCTAAGAACTGAGGTGGGATTTTCAACAATAGAAAACTTGGTTTACACCGATAGAGGTTCGTACATTACAGACTTCTTTGTTGATAACAATATTGCATTCACGGTTCCAAATATCACATTATTATCACAATTAATTAAGATATATGCAACTAGAAAGTTATTAGACCCAACAATAACAAGTACATCATTTAAAGACCAAATTACTCAATTTATTTCTAACGGTAGTAACCTACAAAGTCTTTTTATAAATGATACAATGTCTTCAATCAGAGCAACATTACCACCACAATCACAACTACCTGAAAGAGTAATTCAATCAGTTATAGACGGACAACAATCCAAAGTTGAAAACTATGAAATGTTTAAGGCTCTTAACGATAAATGGATTGCCGGTGGAGACTACAAGACAAAGACATTATTTGAAGATATGTTGTTCTTAGACAGAGCGTCAAGAAACATCGGTGACACAGTTATCATAGATATATTTGATTTACAAAATGTTTTAAACCAAAACGCCTATACCGAATCAATGAGCGTATTCACATTGATTAGTGGAATTTTAATTAAGAATAACTTTAATGTTATGCCATTACCGGCATATGTTAACTTCTATAATGTACAAGACGTTACAGGTGTTAATTTTACAAAAAGTGAAGGTTCGTTAGCATTTGCTAATAATATGTGGGGAACATTTTTAAATGTTGACTATAGAGACTCGGGTCCAAAAATGGTTTGTTTTTATGTTGGTAAACCTTCAGAGTATTTGAACTTGCCAAAAGGTAATTTTAGATTTAGAGATGATAGTTTTGAGATGAGAAGAGCATCTGAAAATCCTTTAATTGAGAATATGCAAAATAAGAAGGATTATGGTTTGTCAAATAGGTGTGTTGGTTTTAATGTTGAGATAGGAATAAGAAATCAAAATGTGTTCTATTCGTTCCAAGTTTCTCAAGAAGCTGGTAAAGCAACATCTGAATCAATTAATACCGAATTGAATATGATTAACCAAGCAAATGGTAGAAATGTTGCAACTCAAAACGTTAGTTTGTATAATTTGTATAAACAAAGAAGTTATAAGTGTACTGTACAATGTTTAGGTAATGCGTTATTGCAACCTACAATGTACTTTAATTTACAACACGTACCAATGTTTAATGGACCATATATGATTACAGATGTTTCTCATGCTATTAGTCCTGGTGGTTTTGAAACAACTCTTACCGGTGTTAGACAAGGTATGTTTGATTTGCCAGCAATAGATAGTTTCTTACAAAGTATTAATCAAAATCTTTTAACTAAAATTGAACAAGCGGTATTAAATAAAAAAGACGAACCACCTAATCCTGCTATTGCATCAACGGACATCAATAAGGCGGCTAAAATAGTTCAAGAAGCAGATGCAAAAACAGCGGAACAAAACTCTTGTACTGCAAAGTTAAACCCAATTTACAGTGAGCAGGGATGGGTTACAGATGTTGCTCAAACAACTTCGTTATCTGAAAAAGCGCTTAGAGATGCAATTGTTTCTGGAACAACTAATGGAATACTTCAGACAATTATTTACTGTATTTGTTATGTTAGAACATATCAAACAGGACCTAAAACATCAACATTTGCTGGAGTAAATAATAACTTTGCTTCTGTTACATTAGATTTAGATTACGGTAATAATAATGTATATTTTACTCAAGCCCAAAAGAAGTATGTTTGTTTAGATGTTGCCAAGACTAATTCAACAACAAAAACAAGTACTAATGTTTTACCAATTGCAAACTTTGAAAACGTCGGCAGGTTCGTTAATTTTATGATTTCTAAATTGCAACCCAATATCCAAAGAATAACACAAATGGGACTAACTAAATATTATGTTTGTTATTGGCCAACAAGTAATTTAACAGAAGAATATTACGAAACTAATAAAGATAAGGAATTTAAAACAGTACAAGCAACTTTTGAGAAGGCAATTAAATCTGCAAATGGGTTAGGATTACCTGATTTGGATGGTGTTTACGTTAATGGAACTACAACATCAGGAACAACTACAGGAACAACTACAACTACAGGAACAACTACAACTACAGGAACAACTACAACAACAGGAACGACTATAACCTCAGGAACAACAACTACTGTTAAATGTTTACCTCCAACAATAGCATCATTTACACCAACGTTAGGAGGTGAGAATACAATTTTAACAATTAAAGGAAAACAACTTGATTCAGTAACAGCGGTCACATTTAATAATAATGTGAATGTTATTAAAGGGCTTATCAAATCTAAAGACGGAACTCAGATTATTGTTACGGTA